GTGAAGCCGACGACACTATTTTTGCGTGCGCTGACTTTATGAGTTGGCTCGCTTGTGCTCGTTGGCTTATTCAACACGAGCATTTACGCGCTGCAGGCAATACTAAACCTACTGAAGGTTATGTGTCTGATGTGGTGTGGAGATCTCGTCTCGAGCTTTGCGATTCGAAGATTCTTAGCATGAAGGTCCCAGACCCTACGCTTAAAACGATATTTACATCTCTTTCATATCGTGTCCAAGAGATGCTCGTGAGCGCGCGCTGCGCTCAATATGGTGATCGACCCTTGCCTTTTAATATTGGTATCCTTAGTCCTCCAGGGACGGGAAAGTCTACTTACATTGCTGATTCTTTCATTAGAACAGCCTGTGAGGGCTTAGGCTTACACACCGGTTGCAACACTCTTGACGAGTATAAAAAACTTATTGTTACTGTGAATCAGAGCGACAAATTCATGTCGTCTTATAAACCAGCTTCTCACGTTGCTTGTATTATAGATGAGATGGGTGCGTCTCTTTCTGATAAGGATCATGACAATCAGATTATGACGAACATTACTAATCTCCTCGGAGAAGGAAACTGGTACATTAACCGTGCTTCCCTCCAGGATAAAGGTAAAGATCTATATCGTCCCCACATTAATGTGTGCATTTCTAACGCTCCTATGTTTGGAGTTAAGAATTTTCTCGCGAACGAAGCGCTCAATGCCTTCACTCGCCGCTTGCATGTTTGTTGTGAGGTACGTGTTAAAGAAGCTTTTCGGAACATTTACACTAACTCTGAAGGAGAGAGTGTGAGCCAACCTGGTATTAATCTTGAAGCCCTAAAAGCGGTTGAAGATCGTACCAGCGCCGTCGAGTTTCAGATCTTGGTTCCAAACGAAGCCATCAAAGGTTTTAGTCCTGCCACTGGTAATTGGATTAGTTTCCGCGAGATGAGCGATTACGTTCGTAGTTGCTCTATTGCACATACTAACAAGACGGACGGTTTGGGAGAAACTCGGGAGTACTTAGATGCTATCCGATACACTCAGTGCCCACACGGGTACTTCGATGCCGCAAAATGCGCAGAGTGTTCTATTTTTTCTCCAACTTCCGACTACTATCCGGAGCCAGATGCTATCACCACTGTTGAGGCACTCGCACCATTTTTGTGCGTTTTTCTCTGGCACTTTCGTGACACCTTGATGGTAGCATACTCTACTGTGGTTATGTGGCTTTGTGCTCCTTTTCGATTTTTCGAATCGGTTGACCGCAACATAGATCACTATCACGCGACTCGTCAGATGATCATAAGCGATATTTATACTGCGAAGACTTATGCTGACAGAGTTGATTCTATCCTCGCTCGGTACGATCGCTACAAAGAAGACTTCATGATTCTGAGGTCTAAGGGATTGTATCTACTTGCTGGTCTTGTCACAGGACTGATTGCTTACAAAGCAGTCGGCGCCTACAGATCGGGAGGCTCTACTTTTCATCAAAGTTCTGAAGACAATGTTAACTCAATGTTTCAACACAACACCGACATCGTTTTCACGAAGGACTTAGAAGAAGACGATTACTTCCCTACGGCATCCTTGGATATGGACGGCGGTCTTCCGTCGGGCAAACTTCAAGGTAATCCGTGGCAAGTAGACGAGGGTTTTATTCATGGCGGCTCTAAGTCACAAACTCCAGCTCAAATTCTTGAAAAGCGTTTGAAACGCAATCTTGTGGTTGCCGAATTTCGCATCAAGAACACGAATAAGATTCTACGAACTCATTTATTTGGGGTCAAAGATCAGTACGCTGTGGGAGTGTGGCACACACTTCGGCATTTTGCCGAGGGAGCATCGTGCACGATCATGCGTTTCAACGAGACGCAGACCGGCACCCATGTTACGCCCGAACACTTAATGTACGGTACTCCGGCATTATGTGTTCAGATTGGTCCAGACCTTGGACTGATCAAGCTTATTGACGTTAATGCGTTTCGTGACGTCTTTGAGCATTTCCCAGTCAAAGCTCAGTACTTAGGTTCAGCGGCTAAGAGCAAAGGAACTAATTATTTCCATGCTCGTGAACAGCCCC